TCCTTCCCTTCAATCTCACCAAGGATGTATTCATAGCAACGCTCGTTCTCGGACATATCAGAACGGTCTACAAGCACCTGTTCAACATCATCATAAGAAAGATATATACCGTCCTTAAAAATGTAATCTGTGGCAATTCTGTCGGCTGTCAGCAATATTGACAGTGATATTGACTGCTTCTCAAGCTTGTCCTCACTGCGAGACTGAATATCTGCAAGAATATCGGCCTGCATTTGACGTATTTTATCTGTGCCAAGTTCTTCTACAGCCTCAACAAATTCCTCGCCTGCAAAGCCATAGTTTTGTGCTATGCAGCTTACCACTGATTGACCGCTTGCGAAGACCTGCCCAGGCTTTATTTCGTAATCAAGCACACGGTTAACGGCGCCGCCCTGCAGGTTTTCATTAGATAAAGGACGCTCACCGGTTATAAGGATAGTGTTACACCAGGTTTCCTCTGAACGAAGCCCAAGGTCCCGTGTAGCTCTGCCCTTACCTTTTCCCGATGCAAGAGAATAGATAAGTTCTGAAAAGTCATCGCCGTATTTTTCTTTGACGGTGGCACTATCATCAAGCATCAGAGGCAGGTTGTTATAAAAACTGGCACGGAGTTCCATAGACACATTGGTTTGCCGACAGTCTGCTATGTATTTGTAATTACAGGGGTCAGCAAAGATAGAGGCAGCAAGCATAAGGCATACCGTCTTACCGCTTCCGCTTTCACCCCAAAGAGAAAACCAAAAAGGCAATGCTCCGCAGAGCTTAACAATAATCGAGGCAAAGGCCGCCGCCATTACTGCGCGTGGTTCGGTTCTGCCCTCTTTGCGTATGTGGGACACAAGATTAAACCATTTATCCCTCTTGCCTCTTTTGGTAATTGCCCGATAGTTGTCTCTGAACTGATTTTCAGCATCGAACTCATATTCGCAGCTGTAGGGCATAAATTTGCCGTCTATCCAACCCATTTTTGCGGTGGACAATCTTTCGGGTATGTCACCGTTAGCCAATGCCGCATTTTCTACGTCGGCAAGAAAGCGAACAAGGTATCGGGCCGTGTCGCTGGTCACGCTTATTCCTAAATCTGCTAATGCAGTTATCTTGTTGTTATTACAAACAATGCTTTTGGGTACCGTTACCTTTGACCACCTGCCGTTTTTGCAGAACGCAAGGGTTACCTTCTGACCGTTGTTTTCAACGTTAGTCAACACCTCTATGGGCATTATGGGATGATAACAGGCTATATGGGGTGCACCCGAGTTATCCACACAACGCACACCGTTCATATCTGCAATCCAGCTGCCACAAAACAACTCGGGGTATTTATCACTGCCAAAGTGGGTATAGTTATTGCTCCCGGCAGTCATTTGCATTTGTTTTTGCTCGGCATTAAAGCGTTTACGCTCCTGCTTATACGCTCTGATAAGAGCATCAAACTTTGTCTTAACGCCTAATTGCCGAGCTCTGTCCTCAAGGGCAAGCAAAGCCCTGGTCATATATACGGCATCATCTTCACTAAAAACCTCGCTTAACAGTTCATCATCAAGTATGGTTTCAGCAGTCAATGCCGCTATGTCAAAATTAAGTTCCATAACAAATTACTCCATTGCCGCACAGTCAAGCTCGTATCCTATGCGGTCTATGTTTTTTAACGCTTTCACAAACTCAGGATGCAGTGGCTCACCCTGAGTTGTCGGTTTGTACTTTATAAGTGCGGCATCCAGCTCGGCACATTGGCATAGCAGATTTATGTAGTTATCTTTTACTCTCTGCCGCCTTTTTGCCTCGCGCTCGATACGCCGCTTACGCTCTTCTATTTGTCGGCGCTCCGAAAAGCTTATATCATCGCCGCCCAAATAAGCCACTGCCGAGCGGAAGTCTTTATCAAGATATTTGCTGACAAAGGTTATAATGTCACCGCCTGCGCCGCATCCGAAGCAATAAAAGGATGTGGGGTATATCTTACAGCTTGCCGTCTTTTCTCCGTGAAAAGGACAGCACATAAAACCTTTTTTGTCTGTTTCAAGACCTAACATTGACAATACTTGCTCCATTGTGTATCGGGCCTTAATTACGTCAGCTGCGCCGGTCATTCAATATCCCCTCTTTCAAGACGTTCCTTAAGCTCTCGGTAAAGGATATCGTGAATGAGCTTACCGCTCGTTTCGGGCTTACAAAACACCAGCTGGCAATTATATCGGGCAAGCCAGGCTAACATTGATGCCGTCAGTGCTTGAGGTTGCATAAGTGAACGGTAGGTTCCTGCATACACCTTTTCCCACGTGGCGTTTTCAATAAGCATAATTATTTTGGCGCCTGCCTGCTGTGCTCTTTCAAATTCACGCTCAAACCGAGCCCTACTGTGACAGTAACAACCGCAAAGCTCATCAATATTCATTTTGCGCTCAATAGCAATAGCATCTTGCAGGGATATTCGGCGACCGTCTAAATCGGCAGCCACCGAATAATCCCCGAAATCAAGCTTGCACCGTTCCCAAGGGCAACCAAATGATGCGACTCTCTTTTTAAATCGTTCATTGGGCTGCTCTCGGGTATCCACTAATATCTTGATATTCTCAAGGGCTTCCTTTATCTCATAGGCCCCCAGCATAATTAAAAGGGCAAATCGCCGTCATCGTCTGCAACGATATCAAGACTGTTGTTATTGTTTGCTACCGTCTGTGCTGCCTGTTTATTCAGAAGCTTGTCCGGGGCAGGCTTAAATTTTCCGTTGCGGATGTTGTCTGCGGTTTCAAGCCAGGCGCATTCGGTAAAGTAGCCTTGTCTGCCTTTATAGTCATATTCTTTGTTGCGGAACACACCGCCCACGAATTTGCCCTTAAGCTTGCTTTCATCCCAATCCCAATGATAGCCTTTGTTAGATTCCTCAATCATTGTCATAGCAGTCTTAAAGCGGCGCATTGTCATATTGTCGTCATCACTGCCGTCACCGGTGGGAATATTAAGGCGATAAACGCCCTTCCACTTTTTATCCTCACCGGTTTGAGCACGGTAGTTTTCTGCATAATAATCCTTATGCTCACCCTCAGCCACATCAAAGCTGATAACAAGCTTGTCACCCCACTCGGTTTCTTCTACCTTTGCGCCCATAATACGCAGCACATATCCGCCTGCGGGCAAACGTTCCTGTGAGGTAATTACCTCTGCCTTGTCATAACCGTTAATTTTCTTCATTTTCATCTATCTCCTTTTTAATATTTAGTCCATAATAATCGCGAATTGCAGTATCCACTGCCTTGAGGTCGTTTTCTATTTCTGTTTCTTCAAACATATCCTCAGGTGACTTGGTTATATCGCTACCGTCGGTCCTTACTCTGAAGAAATGCCTACCGTTCTCACTCATACAACGAATAACGATAGTGGTCATTCCCTCGATGCACACCTTTTCATCAAGCAGCTTGCCGATAGTACGCAGCTTGGTGTCACCGTAGTCATTGGTACTTTCGTGAAGCACGATGTACACGATAACATCCTCGGGCAGATTGTTTTTTATAAATTCAATTAAGCTCCAAAAACTGTCTGCTATATCGTTAAACAAATCAAAGGATGAACTGCCCGATTTAGGAGCGCTGTGCCCGGTCATAAACTGATTGGTCATTATGTATCCGGCATCATCAATAACCGCTGATTTAGTCGGCATCTTTAAGAGCCACTTTTTAATGGTTGCCACATCATCACTTTTAAGCTCGTATTCAAACTTGCTTCTGAAGGGTAACAATTTACGCTCCACATTTACAAATACTATTTCATCCTTAGCAAAGTTCTTCAGACTGCGACTTTTACCGCTTCCTGACTTGCCATACAAAATCACAGGGACGCCCATGATATACCAACTCCTTCTGCTTTGTTAATTATTCTTGATGCAGCCAATGCAATGAACTGCTTTTGTGTAAGCCCCGAAGGCGGTGTGTTTACACCTGCATACTCGCAAGCCTTACGCACATCGTCTTGAACATAATCGGGAATATTTTCGCTTTCGCCACAAGCCGGCAAATATTTTTTAATAAGCTTAACTGCTTTCTCTATCATTTGGTTTATCCTCCAATATTTCTAAC